CCTGTCTCTGGAACTGTTGTGTTATCATACGGCAGATCAGCATTCGTTTCCAGTGGCGCAGTTTGCGCGGCAGGATCAGTGCCAGGCTGTTCGTTCAAGCTGCCATTGGCAAAGCCCGTCTGCTGGGTGACACGGTTGTTGACGTTTTCGGTAATGCGGAAATCCCCACCAGGCACGGGGATGCCTGTCCTTAAATCGACCGTATTGCCTTGCGTCATCCGGTAATTAGTTTCCGCCTGAATGTAGTATTCGGGGCGGGCGTTCATAATCACGGGCGGATCGGCGGGCAGCACAATGGAACGAAGCTGCTGTTGGGGGTTATCCAAGCAAGGGTCGCACACCAAAATGCGCTTGTTGACCAGCGCAGCACCAGCCCAGTCAAACTGCCACGATAGATCAACATGGTTAAAGACCCCGCCGCAACGATCACACACACCAGCCGCTTGCGGGTTTTTTGGGCTTATACGGGCGCGACCTAGTTTGGATGCGTATGACATTATCTAAAATAACCACCAATCATTGGACTTATGTAAGTGTTGACCACTTCCACATCCTGCTCTGCCGCGATCTGGTAGCTTTCATCGGCCTGACCCTTTAGGTCGGGTGCCATTTGGGGCTGCCAGATGCGGGCCAAACGATAGGCCAGACCATCCGCAAAAGCTTCCAGCCAGCGGTAGGGAATTTCGACATTTTCGCCATTTTGCAGGTTGGCATCTTGGACCTGCCGAACCCGATAATACTTCAGGATCGTGGCCGAGGAGCCATCCGGCACGGGCCACAGGGTCAGGGTGGGTGACACCAATCGGTCAAACCAGTACGATGTAGGGAAGCCCTGCTGGGTCTTGTTGGGGTAGGAAGCGTATTCTGTGCGTGAAATCGGCATGATCACGCGGTCAATGCCGCTGCTGGTGGTCGTGTAAGCATCCAGCACCATGATGGTGTTGTTGTCCACCGCATAGGTGGTCTGACCCTGCACCAGTGGTTCTGTGACCAGATCAACAGCCCACAGGTTGACCCCCTGATTTGAAAATCGGGCAAGCATCATGTTGGCAGCCATTCTGGCGCTTTCCATGTGTTCTTGCAAAACAGAAGTTGGCCGTATGCCTATATTTTGATAAGCATACAAAACAATTTCGCCTAAAGACGGGTTAAAAGCGTATGTGCCACTGGTTGTCATGTTACCCTCTTAGCGTCTTCTGCCGCCCTGCGCTTCTCGCCCCAAGGCTTACCCTTGTTCGCGGCGCTTAGGGAAGTTCGTGCTTCATCACTTACAATTTTACCCATATGGGCGGCTGAGAGCTTTGCTTTATGTTCTTCAGAAAGAGCCTTGCCGCGTCTTTTTTCTGCACAAATCTCTACGGCATGTCGCGGCTGTTTGCGGCCAACCAATGGGGCAATACGTCTTGCTACAGCATCTGGGTCTTGCTTCTTGCCAATTTTGGCAACGGACATCTTGGCCTTAGCTTCATCAGACATTTTCAAACCGCTAACGCCATCGCCGCCATTGGTACGATTTGCAAGATCAGCGCCAGCTTCGCGCCAGAAGGCAATGCGTTCAACCTCAAGGGAAAACGCTTCATCTTCGGTCAAACCTGTTGCCACCATGCGAACCTCCATACCGCTACCTTCGCGGGATAGTTTCCCCATAATAGCACGGTGGTGGGCATTACGGTCACGCATTTTGTAGGCACGGATGCCTTTGCCTTTACCAACGTAAAAACATTCGTCACGGTCAAGACGCCAATGCTCATAAACGTAGAAAACGCTGGTAGTCATCCAATCAGCACTCCCATGCTTTTCTTGCCTTTCTCAGCCTGCTGTTTGGATCATCAGCAGCTTCTGGGAACATCTTAGCCTGTCCTGCGCTCCTAGCACAAAAGGACTTCTTGCGGGCAGCATCTTTGTCGGTCTTTGGGTTGGGCGCTGGTGGCTTCAGGTTGTGGCCTTCAGCCTTTGCCGATGCGCGGCCTACGGCATTAAGTCCGCCTTTTGGGTCTTGCCCGGCTTTACGGGTCCACGCTGGGGTCTTCGCCATCTTTCACCACCAATCCCATTGCTGCAAGTGCATCAAGGCCATCCATGCCCACCACCACATTAACACGATCTGCTTGTGCTGGGATAGGGTCAGTTGTCGTGTAGCCCTCAAGTAGCCCAGAGGCGACCTGATAGTCTGTTGTGCCGTCCGTCCAGATGGGTGCGGTTGCCGGATCGACGTTGGGATCAGTGAACCCCGGAGGGCAAGCTATGGTTGTGACTTCCATTAGTAAGCTCCCGTTTCGCCGTTGACCCAAGTTTCGGTGGATGTGATTTGGCCTGTGGTCAGGTTAGCCCCGAAGCGTGTGATCAGGCTGTAGATGCGCCCATTGAAGGGGAGTGTAGTTCCACCACGGCGACCGATGTATAGAATGTTTGCATTATAATTACCTGATCCCTGAACAGTTGCAGAAGATGCCACTTGGTTCGAGTTCACACGCAGAATAGCTGTATTTGTGGCAGTTTCGCCAATACCAGAAACGACACTTGTTATTGGAGACGAGTATCCACCGATTTGAGCGGCAGACGCAAGACTAGAACCTGTTGAGGTAAAATTATATCCCGAAAGTGCGCTTGTCGGACCAAATATGGAAAAAGACCCAAGTGGTCCACCGGAGCCAAGTTCAGCAATACAAGCTCGCGCAGCATCACTCAACTTCCGCACCCCAGCGAACACCTGCACTTTGTTGGTGGCAGGGGTGATCGTTCCAGTGACCATGCCGTCATCCACGCCGTCGAAGGCGAGGTACGAGACAGACTGAACGCCAGCCTGTGTGACTTCGTATTGCGAGACGACCTTCTGGTAGGCTGTGGCGGTGGAGCCTAGTTCAAACTGGTACTTTGCAACACGCGTAGTTGCGCCAGTGCCTGTCCATGCTATTGTTTCCCCGTCTGCTGACTGTGGGCCAATCTGCACGTTTGCCGCAGAACTTGTCGCTCCTGCTGTTCTTGTTAAAGTGATGCTGTAAACACCAGAAGAAATTGTAGTCATGGTTGAAGTAGCGCCAGCAGTCACAGACCCATTTACGCCATTCAGTAAGTCAAACCATGCCGTGACTGTTGTTACCCCATCATAAAATGCCAAGAATACCCAACGGCGAGTGCTATAAGCTACTTGCGCCGAAAGTGTGTATGTTTGCCCAGACACCACAGAGTAAGGATCATCATAAAGACGGTGCTGAGACGTAGCCGTGTCTTCTGTAAAAGTCTGAAAGCCGTCTGCGTCTACTGCTGACCAAGACCCACCTTGAGTTAGCCATGTGGCATTCGTGAATGCTTCCGTATAGGTCATCAGGTTGCGCGTCCCCGTGATGGGGTTGATCCCGTAGGTGGGCCGCTGCGCGGATGTGGCTTGCGTGGCGTGGTTGCCGGGAGCCTCTTTGATGGACGTAACGGTAAAGCCGCTGGTTGCGCTGGATGAAGTAATTGTTATCGCGCCGCCGGATGAAAGTGAGTAAAGGGTAAACTCTTGTCCGGAAAGAACTACAGTTCCACTGCCAGTATAAGTCCCCGCTCGGACTGTAATACCTACACCGCTAGTACATGAGACTGTGATTTTGGAATAAGCAGCAGTTAGTCCCGTCCATTGAACAAAGGACTGGTTACTTGCATCAACGCGAGTTACCGTCCCCACGCCCGTAGCGGTGTTGTAGGTTGCAGCAGTAGCAGTGCCTACAAGGCCGATAGCACCAGACCCGCGCAGCTCACTCCCAAGCACCAACCCCTTTGACTTATCCAGCATCAGACCAACAGTCTGGGCGGGGGCAGTTACAGGTGTTGTCCCTGTGTTGTCTTGGTAGAGGGTGTTGATTTGAGACGGATCATACCAGACGCCGGGTTCTGACGCTGCAAACAAGGAAGCGGGGGACGCTGATGTCCCACCGCGCACAAGGTTCATGCCAATCCCTACAAACATCTCAGTACAGAGCCACGATGCTGGTTGCGGTCGTGCCTGTGGCGTAGATGCGCGTTACTTGGATGGGCAGCAACGTGCCGCCCTGAACGGCCACAAACAAGACGGAAGAACCACCATCTGCCATATCGACCGTGATGTTGCCCGCAGCGCCAACGTACAGAGCGCGCGTGGGCTGGCCGTAGATAGTGCTATCGCTGGTGGTGACGGCAGAGGCGCGGTGGGCCGATACTGTGGCGTCAGCGGAAAGATATGCGGCGGTTGCCATTTCGTCGTCTCCTGTTGAAGGGAAGGGGCCGTTAGGCCCCCTCTATTACTTTACCTTGGCGGCGGCTGCCGACATCAGAGGCATACCATGAACGGCCTGACCACCAATGACATTCTTGCTGCCAGTGGTGACGTGGGCGCTGGTATCTTCCGTCTTAGAAGGTTTCCCCACTGAAACAGTGGTCTTGACCGTCATCGCGGGCTTTTTGTTTCCTACACGCATTACACGGTATCGTGCTGTGGAATGTAACGGACAGTCAAGGTGCCAACGCCTGTGCCAGTGTTTGCGGACAGAACAAAGATACGCTTGCCAGTGACGGTATCATCCCAGTTTCCTGTGCGCGTAGCGTCTGTGCCTGGTGTCAGGGCAATCAAACCAATGGCGCTACCTGCGCCGCCAACGACAAGTTCCGTAGCTGTGGCGCTTGTACCAACACTGAACGTGGTAGTTGCGCCGTTCCATACCGTGGTGATCAGCATCTGGATGTTCAGGATGTGGCTGTTGGCCGGAAGCACGATGGTTGTGCCCAGAGCGGTGGCGGTCAAAGCTTGGGTGATCGGGTAGGTTTGCGCCATGACGACCGAGCCAACGTTTTTAACGTTGCTGCCGATAGTGGTGCCGGAGGTATTGAGGATGTCGCCCGAACGGACGGGGCCTGTAAACGTAGTCTTACCCATTTTGGGTTCCTTTGCACGATGTAGCCGCACTGTCTGTGCAAAGTCCGCTGGGCGCGGTCAGGGCGGCGATAAGACCCAGAAAGAAGAAAAGGGGGGCCTAAGCCCCCCCATTTAGTTGTTTACGAGGGGGTCGATCCGAAGATGGAGCGCCAGTTGTAGTATGCAAAGGAGTAACGTTCGTAACCTTTAACCAAAAGGTTATCCGTAACAAAATCCACTTGCATATCTGTTTCAAACTTAACCCGCTCCATATAAGACAAACCATCTATGTTTGTCAAGAGGAACCAAGCCGATGCCGAAGTGAAGAAGTCGTTAACCATGTAGCCCTCTGGCAAGCCGCCAGCGGTGGACATGATCGCGTTCACATCGTTGTCAGCCGTGCCAGGGCGCAGTTCCGTCTTTGTCAGACGAATTGCCACTGGTTCCAGTTGCGGCGGAACAATCAACTTCCGGCCACGGGCAAAGACCTTCAGGCCTGCCTGATCTTTGAAGTTGGTACGAATAGAGATCATGCCATTCAGCAGGGTCGATTCGTTCAGTTCCACTTGGGTCGTGGGGGTGTTCGCAACCGTGCCACCGTCAATAGGGTGTGCGGTCGAGAGCAGTGCCACACCGTCACCACCGATGGACGAGTTGTAGGTCGTCGCGGTGTTGAAGATGTTTGCCGCGTAGATTTCCTTGGTCTGCTGGAAGCTTTCAATCAGACCGAGGTTTGACGGCTGGAACTGTGTTTTGTACAGGTTGTCGTCGATGGCCTTGCGGGTGATCGCGTAGCCCAGACCGATTTCAACATGCTCTTGGTTGTAGATGTAACGTTCGCCAGCGCCGTTGTCGAAGGACGTTTGCGCGCCTTCAGTCTTCAGTTGTGCGAAGCCCAAGAAGCGCATCTCAGCGGTGCGTTCCAGCGCCATCTTTGAATTGTGCTTGGTGAACATCTTGTCGTACTGAGATGGGATCATCTCGTACTTGCCTTCAATTCCACGGAGGCCGGGGAGCAGAAGGTCTTTAATCGCAGAAAGATTAACAGCCATTTCTTATGCTCCTTACATGCCAGCGAAGTTGCGGGGCATAGCGTTGTTGAAGGCCACTATGATTTCGTTGTAGCCAGAGGTTGCATCGTTGCCGTTGATGCCCGAAAGCGGGTTGGCCTGACCTGGCAGGTAGTTTGCCAGAGCAACAATGCGGAACGGCAGTGCTGCGTTTGCACCCGTCACACCAGCCGAAGACAGCGTGAACTGGTCAGCAAACATGGTCGAAAGGCCGTTGGCGGTGTTGCCATTGGTTTCGCCAGTTGCGGTGCTGTCGTTCCAGTTGAAGCCGATGTTCTCGCCAACTTGAGCTTGACCCACTGCGGTAGCGGTGGTGTTCGAGTTCGCCGTCTGCACCGCAAAGCGGGCGTTCGGGTCGGTGATGACGTAGGCTTCGACATCGTTGGAAGTGTCCGAACCAGGCCAGTAGTTGGACCAGACGGTGCGCTTCTGCGATGTGGACAGGTACTTGCAGCCAGCAAACACGCCAGCGACAGGAACATAGACCGTAACCACGGGGGTCGAGGTTGCCGAGGTTGCAGCGGTAGTGGTGGTGCTTTGAACCACAGCGGTGGTCGAAGTGGACGAGATGACCGTGAAGGCACCGTTCGGGACGCCAGTTGCGTTGGTAACAACCACAACCGAACCCACGGGGGGCGCGTAGTTGGTCGATGCAAATGTCGGGATGTTGGCGGTGCTGGACGAGATCGCGGTGTAGGTGATCGTCATCGCGCCAGTTGCCACAGTGGCAATACCAGTTGCAGACACCGTCAGGGTGACGGGGCCAGTTGCCTGAGCGATGTAGCCAGTGCCAACGCCAGTGGCGTTTGAAGCTTGCATGACGGGGTCGTTCAGGAAGATAGGGGTCGTGTTGCTCGACACAATGGCAGCCATCGTCTGCTCATAGGTCGGAGCGGAACCAGCACCACGGTACTGGGCAAAACCGTTTGGCGCAAAGGTGTTCGCCATGTCGGATATCTCCTTTTCAGGAGTTCCATCATCGCGCGCCGGGGCGAGGGTAGAACGGGGGGGATTGTGTAATCTCCCACACCGAGGGGAGATAAGCGTACAATATACATGATTTTGTGTGGTTGTCTAGCGGGGGAAATGGTTGGCCGTCTTTCCGGCCTGTCAGCCCCGCTTTGCAGGACGGTCCCAACCACGAGACTGCGACAAAGTGTTACTCGCTACTTGTGGTTTTGTCAACCTCTTGGAAGAAAACCGACACATGAGGTTCCAGTTTGTCCCAAGCTTCTTGGATGGCGGGCGTCCCCTCTGACCTGATGGCCTTACGGAGACGCTCTATGTATTTGTAGATGGTAATGGGCTTAATCATTCGGGGATCGGAATTGCCTCGTACTTCTTGTTGATCTTGACCAGAGGGTCGCCCTTGTTCGAACGATCAAACTCGCCGCCCTTAACATTGGTCAATTGGGCTTCCTTGTCGCGCATCTGCATACGCGCCTTGCGAAGTTCAGCGTTGCGGGCCTCTTGGGTGATTTCCAGCGGGCGTTCCATCAGTACCATGCCCTTGCGGGTAATCTCAGCGCCCTTGTACCCCATTGGCATCAGTTCGGGGTGGCGCGATGCCGGAACGCTTTCCCATCCCTTGCGGGCCAGCGCCACTTGGTGGGCGGGGTCTTCAGCGCCAAGGATGGTGCGGGTCTTCCATTCGTAGGACCAACCATCTGGGATAATGCCAAGTTCAATGTAGTATTCGTCGGTGCCATCATCGTTTAGGTCGGCAGCATGGCCGCGCAGTTCTGCGGCGCGGCGGGCAGCACGGTCGCGGGGATTTTCATCTGCGGTGGCGTTGGGGCGCATTTCGGGGCGTAGTGTCATTGAATTTTCCCTTCCTTCTTGAGGGCCACTTTGTTTTTGGCATAATCCTCTGGTTTCATTCCCATCATTTCAGCCATTTCTCGTTCGGCGGCAGTAAGACGTACCACGTTAGAACTTGCAGATTGGCCTCCGCGATTTGCAGGTGCAGCGGCGGGGGCAGCGTCACGGCGGCGGACGGCCTTTGCAGCGTACTGGTCATCGGTTTCGGCTTGAACGGGTTTGGGCGTCACCTTTAGCGTTTCTTCGATGGCATCAAAGTAATCGTCGCTGTCTGTGGGAATACCATCCGCTACGGCAAGGTTGTGGGCCGCGATCATCTTGGCGTTCAGGCGCGGATCGCGCACAAATTCGGGGTGTTTGCGGACCCAGTCGGCGCTGCGGGGCGACAACTGCGCTGCAAAGGCTTCCACGGGGTCGGCAGGGGGTGCCATGGGTTCCGCTTGGCGCGGGGCGTTCTCCATTGCTTCCC